TCTAATAGTATATCATCATCTGGTCTATCTTTATCGTTTTCTGTATATAAAGCTTGTAATGTTTTTTTATCTTCAACCCTTTGAGCACCTTCACCCATCATTATAAATAACATAGCGATAGGGACTAGAAGACCCATTGGAAGACCCGCCCAATATTTCATAGCATTTAAACTAATTGCTGATATATAACCAGTTATTCTTGCTGGATATTTTTGAATATAAAATGCTAAATTAGCCCAAAACTTTTTCATATATCTAATTATACATTATAAATAAATATGAGCAGTTTTGACGAGTCATGCTCAGGACTCACCTGCAGGAAATCCAGCAGGGCTGTTCTATTATTATACCTTACTTGATGGTGATTTGTCTAGGCTTTTCTTCTTCTGGAAGGACTCTGACAAGTTTAACAGTCAGAATACCATCCTCAAATGTAGCCGATTTGACTTCAACATATTCAGCCAAAGCAAATGCACGAGTAAAGGAGCGGGTAGCAATGCCCTTATGGGCATAATTCTTTTCCTCATCTTCTTCAATTAATCCTGTAATGATCAATGCATTCTTTTCTTGCTCAACTGAGATGTCTTTCTTGGAGAATCCCGCCACTGCAAATTCAATAAGGAATGTATCTTCATCCTCTTTGACTACATTGTATGGTGGGTAATTGCCAGAATTTTTGACAATTTTTTCCCCAATTTTTTCTAGATTTTTAATTTGATCATCCCATCCAATAAAATGATTAGATATGTTTGATCCACCATATGTGGTTACATATTTTGATCCACCATATGTGGTTACATATAGTGCTGGATTTGAATAAGTTGTATTAGTTAGTGAAGTTTGCCCTACTGTTGAATACATTGCGAAGGCATTACTGCCAGTTGCTTGTTGTACGTGTGTCATTTTAACTTTGCTCCTTTCAAAAGCGAGTTAGTATAGTTTTTAGGCCCCCGAAGGCAGCCTAGATATATTATATCAGATTTTGTTATTGATTGCTGCGACCATGAGGGTCGCTATGGTTGCCAAACCCTACACTTTGCTTACCATCATGCTGTGTAGGAGAGTTATATGTTGACATCCATCCACCTGATGCTTGACCGCCAATTACTGGAGCAAATGATCCATTCCAAAAATTCAATGAACCAATTCCATCTTGTTCATTTTGTTTTGTTTGACCAGAGACATCATCTTTTTTAACATCACTATCAATGCAGATATGGTCAACTCCTGGCATATCACATCCACAAGTCATACATTTAACTACTGGTTCTGTTACAGCTAAGGCTTCTAATGCTGCTTGTGCATCTTCTTCTTTGAAGAAACAGCCTATTGATTGTCCCGACCCAACTTTAATTACTGACCAACCATGTTGACAATCTGGTGTATTAAATTCAATTTTCCAGCCAACTCCACCGCTTATACGACCAGAATTAGCTGAAGAATCTCCTGCGATTGTTCCACGTTCTTTTTTAACATCTGGGACATTTGCATATAATGCTCCAAGTTGTGCTTGTGCTTGAACTTTTGAAGGGTGGGTTCCAACGACTTTACCAGTTGCATCTACTACAACTTTAAACTTATTACCTTCACGTTCAATATGATATGGCATAATTATCCTACGTTATAAACTACAAGGTTGCAGCTTGGTGATGCTGGACGAGTAGGATTTGTTCCCGCTGCAGTTGGAGTTAAAGCCATTCCTGTTGCCTGTGCACTCCAATAAATTTGAATATAATCCCCAGGTACTGCAACGAAAATGTCTTCTAAGTTTGCCAAAGTTTGAGCACCTTGACTACTTGTTGTGGTAAATGTATATGATGAATTTGGAACAATAGTTCCATTTTTAGCATACCAAACAGTTACTCCATAGTTGCTTGCTCCACCAGTAAATGCAAATTGACCTAAGAAGTTAATTAAATAAGCCCCAGCATTTTGAAAGGTAATTTTACCTTGAGATCCTACTGTAATTCCTTTGGAATTTTGAGTTGTATTGATAGTTACAAGATTGGCTGATGTGGATCCTGCATTTGTTTGTGTAGTTGTATCATAAAAATTACCGTAATATAAAACTGCAGGATGATTAGTTTTAATAGACATATTAAACCTCCGCTGCTAATACTGCAACATTTGGTGTTCCAGATGCTGCAATTGCATAAAGCTGATCTGATGGTAGAAAATCACCCGTGTAATCTGCTCCAGGAAGTAGCTGATATCCAAAATTTGAAGATGTGACTGAAGATCCTCCAAGATATACAGTTATTGAACTGTCTAGATTTTGAATTGAAAAAGAAGACTTAACTTCATAAGGTGCTTCATTTGCTTGTGGAATACTTACCAATGTTGGTGTGCTAGAACTAACTGCTACTATTTGTGTCGCTATTGCCATTTTTATTTCCTCCAGGTTTAATTATATCACTGACTTTACGGTTTTTCATATCTGACTTTTTGACTACCTCTGCTGCTGGCAAAGTCCCCACCTTTCTAAATCGGAGGGATTCCCAAAGTGCATGTGGCAAAGTATGAATACCGTAATGGGTTCTATGATGATTTGTACACAGTACCTCAAGGTTGCCTGGGGATTCCAACCATTCAGCAAATGCTTGATCATCTGTAAAATGTAAGCCAAAATATTCTTCTATTTTAGCTTTATCAGCGTTGGGAATTTGTGAGAATTCAACATGTGTATGATGTAATTCCATCTGTCCACCACAAAGATCATCATTAATAGCACACTTCCAAAGCCCCGCTGCTTTAATTTTCTTTTTAGCAGCGTTGAAATATTTATAATTTGGATCTTTTTCTCGTGGATCATGTTCTGGTATATGTGCCAGAATTGAAAAAGTCATATTTTGATCGTGGGCATCTGTCATAGTAGTTCTATTATACATTAAAAGGGGCTATATGCAAGTATTCCAGCACAGAATGTCTGCCCTATCTCCCCGAACTCTTACGTACGGGTACCTATATTTGTTATATGTAACTATACCACTCTAAGGTGTGTTGCATATAGCCTTGTACTCCAAGTAGGATTTGAACCTACAGCCGTCAGTATATAAGACTGATGCTCTCACCAAATTGAGCTATTGGAGCTTGAACTTTTAGTTTGCAGACCCTATAAGTCTATTTTGTTCTAACTTACTTCTTTCATCAACAATTTCATAGGCATACTCACGAAGTTTTGCTTCATGCTTATTAAAATGATGACGACAAAATAACAATTCACCATTAACTCCATTTACCCAAACTAATGCTTCTGCTTGACAAGAATCACAACGATCTTGTGGTCCAAGCACATAAGTTTTTTCAACTACTACATCTTCTACTGCTTCTGCTGTCATATTCATAGTATACTCTCCCTGTTAGATGGATAATAATTTTTAGCTCCCCGACCTGGTAACGATCCAAGATCTTACGGTTAACAGCCGTAGGTTTTGCCACTAAACTATCGGGGAATACTATCTTATTCTACACTATTGCCATTATGTTTGTCAATCATTCTCAATAAGTCTTCTGGACTTTCAATCATACGGCGTTGTGCTTCAAACTTTCCAAGTTCAACAATTTCCTGTGCAATTGTATGCATCATATCATAAAGACCACTTGCATAACGCTTATCTGCTGGATTGCTGTGTTTAATTTCTTGTCTCATATTTACTGATGATTGCACAAAATATTCACATAGTGAAGTTAAACTAATATAAATATCTTCTTCATCTTCAATTGTTTTAATAGTTCCGTTTGCTAGCATTGTATTCCTTATCTGTTATTGTAGATGTAGTCTACTAGAGTATTCGGAAGTTGTCAACTATATCTTTGTATTCACTATCATCATCATCAAAGAAGTCTCTTATATCTGCTGGCATAACTTTCTTTTCTGGAAACTTAATAGTATTCTTTAATCTTGCATCTGATTCCCGCTTTAATTGTTCTAATTCATCACCGAACACTCCAGAGTAATTATAGATTTCTACTTCTCTGTCAGCATCTGGTGGTGTTAATGATATCGCATTAAAGACTGCTCCGCAAACTGCGTCAGAAAGGTCTTTAGAGCCTTTTCTTGGGTGGTCTACCTTATCCTTAACAATACGAAGTTGTAACAACTCATCAATAAGTAACTGAATTTTTGGACCATGTAATCTTTCTTCAGTTAAAGTAAGAGACATATCTTCATAATGTTTCTTTGCTACTGATAAGATTTCTGTTTTAATTCCATGTACGCCAAGCTGTTGCATCATATCATGTGAATTCCAACGGTCAAATGTGACCATCTTAAGATTAAATTCACGATCTCTAATGGAGATAATGTAATCTTTAACCTCTGTAAAATCAACTGATTTTGATGCTGTAGGTGTCCAATATCTTACTGCATCAACTACAACTCTAGGTGCTGCTTGTTTATAGTTCTCACCAATTTTCATTGTAACCCAGCCTTCAACGTGTGCTAATGCTACTGCACAATGGTCATGCTTTTGAGCCAAGTCAACGTGCATGAAATAAGTACGCTCTGGATTAGGCTTAAATGTATCATCAAATCTACCATACTCGTCTACATTTAATTTAGGATTAGCAAATGCTTTTTCAATGACTGCTCTATTTTTAAAGAACGCATCTGTTGAATCTGGAGGCATACATGCAAAACGCATAAGTGCATCTTGTGGATCACTATAAAAAGCTTCTGTAAAATCTTCAATTTTACGAGTAGGATTGATTTCCCATGTAGGTCTCTTTAATGCAAATATCTTAGGCATACGATATGAAATGATATGGTCTTCTTCCCATTCAATCTCAAATTCATTACCTGTTGTACCATCTGGCAGATCTGGATCTACTTTAAACTTATGATGTCTAAGAACTACTTCTTTTTCTGCCACCGCTTCATTATATTTTTGTTGAATATAGTCAAGTTTAAAACGTGGGAATGAAAGCAAAATAATTTTTCCAAAATCTGGGAAACGAGATGTAACAGATCCTTTATACATTTTATAAATAGATGATGCAGTTTTTGCATTCTGGTGTCCAGATGTTGATTCCAATTCAAATCCTGAAATCTCATCAAGGATAACAATCAATACGTTATAACCTTCCCAGGCTTCTGATTCTGAGTGACCTGAGTGAACTGTTACACCTTTATCAAATTCAACCATATTTGCTTTAGCAATATATCTTCCTTGAAACCAAGGGGATCTCTCAATTCTTTGATTAAAACCTTTGAAGAATACTCGGTTAGCTTGAACAGCATTAATAGCAATATTAATAATATCAATAGCATCTCCAGGTGGCTTACCAAAATAAACTGCGGGATCTTTAAGGCATAGCAATAGATACACAACATAAGCACAAGCAATAGTTGATGTATAGTCCTTTCCCGAACCCTTACCTAACTGCATAATAATTTCATTACATGTTTGTTTAAAGATTTTACGGCCTTCATCTTCGCCATAAATTTTTATTAATGTATCTTGTTTATAAATTTGTGTAGAAGCACGAATCATTATATATTGATTTTCAGATAATGGTGGTAATCCAAGATACGCCTTATCTGTTACAAACTGTTCCACAGATACAGGAGTTTCATCAAACTCATCACCGCTTAAAGCGTCTAAAAAGATATTAAAATCTGACATTAATTAATTACTACCGCTTCAACTTGCCCAGTCACTTCTGATAATCTCTTTGCTACTTCCCACTTACAATGGTCACAATTAGCAGTAACTTCTTTTAAAATACTTACAAGAATTTCTTGCTTACGTTCCGACTCTAGAATCTGATCTGTCAAATCACTATTCTCTAAAACTCCTGCTTTATTAAGCATATCAATACGCTTTGCTTCAATATCAGCAATTAATTTAAGTGCTTGTGTTTTAACAGGTAATGCATCTTGAGCATCTGCTTGTTCTAATGTTTTCCAAGCTTCTTTAATAAGCATACTGTAATGCTCATCTGCTCCCGCCAAAGCTTCCTTAGCACGAGCTTTAATAGCAGTGTTATCTTGGACTAATTCTTTCCAAGTCTTGA